TGAGTCCAGCAAACAGAGACGGGATAAGTTTGTCGGAGCGTTTAATACGGCTCGTGATAAGAGACTTGAATCTGAACGAAACGCTACCAATGCTGGAATCGAGCAGAGCAAGTCAAGACGAGATAAGAGAATCGCATCGACGAACGAAGCTCGCGATAAACAGATTGAGGCCGAACGAAATGCGACAAGTGCCGATATCGAGTCGAGCAAGAATGCCCGCGACAGTCTGATAACTCAGACCAACGAGCAGCGTGATCGTGATATTGAGTCTGCAAGAGCGCGCACAAAGGCTGACGTAGAATCTCACAAGAATACGATGCAGACCAAGATCAATGTTCTGCAGAGTACGCTGTCGTCCATGAGCAAGAAAGACCGGTCTGCTGCGAAGGATAGAATTCGGCAGGAGATTGCTTCTCTTCGTGAAGAGAATGCCAAGCAGCGTGAAGCACTTCAGGAGCAGTTCAAGAGTGAGAGCAATGAGATTCGCACAAAGGCTAAGACTACTACTGATAGCGCACGTCAGGAGCATAGTTCTAACGCCGCCTCTGCGCGCAATAAACTCAAGGAAACTACTGCTGGTGTGAGAAGCGCGGCAAAGGCAGAAGCTGACTCGGCAAGAGAAGAGCACCGCTCCGCCTCGACGGAAGCCCGGACCAAGCTCAAGGAGACCAACAAGACCGTTCGTGAGAGGACTAAGCAGTCTACTGACGAGGTCAAGGAGGAACACTCCAAGACGACAGCCAAACTTCGTCAGGATCATAAGGATACGGTTGCCATTCTCAGAGAGGCTCACAAACAGTTTACCGCGCAGGCAAAGGCCCAGTACGACGCCGACTATGCCAAGGAACTCGAGTGGATCAAAGCTCAGCCGAAGTATCAGGCGGCGACGAAGGGCTCCAAAGCTGCCAAGAAATACGCCAAGAAGGGCGCTGACGGCAGATACCATGTAAACGATTAAACTCAGCAGAGGGAGGAGACAAATCAAAATGAAGTACGATTTCAGCGGATGGGCGACGAGAAACGATATTCTCTGCACGGACGGTCGCACCATTCGTAAGGATGCCTTCAAGGACTGTGACGGTAAGACCGTTCCCCTTGTATGGAATCATCAGCATAATGATCCGGAGAATGTTCTGGGTCAGGCGCTTCTGCACAACGAGGAGGAGGGCGTCCGTGCCTATTGCTCCTTTAACGAAACCAGAAAAGCTCAGAGCGCGAAGATGGCGGTGGAACATGGCGACGTGGATTCCCTGTCTATTTATGCGAACCGGCTGAAGCAGGACGGCGGTAATGTTCTGCACGGCGACATCAAGGAAGTTTCTCTTGTTCTTGCCGGCGCCAATTCCGGGGCCTACATTGATGAGGTGATTCGTCACGGTGAGCTTCAGGAAGATGAGATGATCATCTATCCGAATGAAGAGCTCGATCTGGCCCACGCCGAACTGGAAGACGCCAAACCTGCTCCGAAGGCAGTTAAGGCCGAACCTGAAGAAAAGAAGGAAGACAAAGCAGAAGACGATGAAGATGGCGAGACGGTTGGGGATGTGTTCAACACGCTGACTGAGAAGCAGAAAAAGGTCGTCTATGCTCTGATCGGCCAGGCTCTGGAAGAGGGCAAGGGCGGAAAGGAAGACGAAGCCAAGCACGCCGATGAGGACGAAGATCCCGACGATGATGAGACCGTCGGTGATATTTTTAATACCCTCAATGAAAAGCAGAAGAATGTCGTCTATGCTCTGATCGGCCAGGCTCTTGAGTCTGCCAAGGAAGCCAAGCATTCTGATGAGGACGACGAAGAATCCATCGAACATTCTGACAATACCGAAGGAGGTAATGAAATGGAAAGAAACCGCAACATTTTTGAGCAGGGCACCGACGGTGCCAACGAGAACTACCTCTCCCACGCCGAGCAGGTAGATATTATCAACGAAGCCCGCAATGGTAAGGCCAGCCTGCGTGACACCGTTCTCCAGCACGGCATTACCGACATCAGCGAGGCCTATCCCGATTACAAGGTCGTCGGCACTCAGCCTCAGAACATTCTCTCCAATCAGGACTGGGTCAATGCGGTTCTGTCCGGTGTTCATCACACCCCGTTCGCCCGCATCAAAACTCTGTTCGCAGATCTGACCGCTGACGAAGCGCGTGCGAGAGGTTACCTGACCAAGGGCACTCAGAAGATCGAAGAAGTCCTTCGCCTGCTGAAGAGAGAAACTCAGCCCACCACCATCTACAAGTTCCAGAAGCTGGACAAGGATGATGTGAATGACATTACTGACTTCGACATGGTGGCCTGGCTGAAGGAAGAGATGCGGGTCATGCTGGCGGCCGAAGAGGCTCGCGCTATCCTGATCGGCGACGGTCGTGGCATCACCGCTCCCGATAAGATCGACGAAGAGAAGATCCGTCCCATCTGGAAGATGGAAGAGCTCTTTGCTATTCCTGCCGTGGCCACGGTTGCCCAGACCGCTGACGCCAACGATATCGCCAAGGCCGTGATTCGTGCCGCCGTGAAGGGCTTCGATGATTACGACGGTTCTGGCAACACCACCCTCTTCATCGCTTCCGACAGACTGAGCGATATGCTTCTGCTGGAAGACGGCTTCAGCCACAGACTCTACAAGACCAAGGCTGAGCTTGCCGCTGCCATCGGCGTTGACAAGGTTGTCGGCGTTCCTGTAATGAAGAACAAGACCCGTACCGTCACTATCGAGAGCGTGGACCACACCCGTAATCTCGTTGGTATCATTGTCGACCTGAAGGACTACAATGTCGGCCAGACCAGAGGCGGCCAGACCAGCTTCTTCGATGACTTCGATCTCAACTTCAACAAGCTCGAGTACCTGCTTGAGAAGAGAGAGTCTGGTACCCTCGTTAAGCCCAAGTCTGCTATCATTCTCGAATACGAAGTCTCGGGAAACTGATAGAGGACATGATACTGGATCAGTTCGGCTTGTTTGTGTTTGACGAGTACGGAGATCCTATCGTGTCCGCTACGTGGGGATAAGCGGAGGAATTCAAAATGGCAAAATACTACGGTATGATCGGGTTTGGTCGGACTGCTGAGACGGATCCGGAGAACAGGCCTGGCGTTTATGAGCTGGCGATCGAGGAGCATCCCTATTACGGCGATGTTCTGTCGAACAACCGGCGCTATGATCATGGAGACGGTCTTAACGACGACCTGAACATTCGAAATGAATTCAGCATTCTGGCCGACCCGTTTGCCATGGAGAATTTTAAGGATATGAGATATTTGACATGGCTTGGGTCCAAATGGAAGATCACGGATGTGAAGGTCGACTTTCCTCGTATGACTCTCTCTGTAGGAGGTGTCTGGAATGACGAATCGCAGACCTGAGCTTCATCGGAAACTTGTCGAGTTTCTCGGATCAAGTCATGTCTATTTTCAGCCGCCCGAGACGGTTAAATTATCCTACCCATGCATTATCTATAATTTAGATAATTTCGACGTGAAGCGAGCGAACAACAAACTTTATCTCGGAAAAGATCGCTATGCTGTCACGATCATAAGCAAAGATCCGGATTATCCAAGAGTGAGAGAGCTTCTTGAATGGCCTTTATGCTCGTTCAATCGCCATTTCACGGCGGATAATCTGAATCACTGGACCTTCGAAATATACTACTAAGGAGGAATACACATATGGCAAAACTTGTCTGGGATAAGACCGGTGAGCATTTTTTCGAAACCGGTGTAGACCATGGCGTTCTTTATGTCGTTGACGACAGCATCGTCGATGACGCCGTTATCAGGGATTACGGTAAGTACGGCACCGGTGTTGTGTGGAACGGTCTGACTACGGTCAGTGAGAATCCTTCCGGCGCTGAGCCCACCGCTCTTTGGGCTGATAACATCAAGTATCTGAACCTGATGTCTGCCGAAGACTTTGGCTGTACCATCGAGGCTTATACCTATCCTGAGGAATTCATGGATTGCGATGGCTCTGCCGAGATTACTGATGGCGTGTATATTCGTCAGCAGAAGAGAAAGATGTTCGGCTTCTGCTATCGTACCAGAATTGGTAACGATGAAGTCGGCGACGACCTTGGGTATAAGATTCATATCGTATACGGCTGCCTTGCCTCTCCTACCGAAAGAAGCTATGCTACGGTTAATGATTCTCCCGAGGCTATCACATTCTCCTGGGAAGTCAGCACGACCCCTGTGGAAATCGCGGACATCGAAGGTAGGAAGTTTAGACCCACCGCATACCTTGAGATTGACTCTCGGGAATTTACCGATCCCACTAAGAAAGCGAAACTCGCGGCCCTCGAGGATATTCTTTACGGTACTGACGGTACAGGCTCCGGTAATACCGGAACCGCTGCGAAGCTTCCTCTTCCGAATAAGATCTACGAACTTCTCAATGTCAACAATAGCACCGGTGGTAATACCGATCCTGGTACTGGTGGTAATACCGATCCTGGTACCAATCCGTAAGCCAGGAGGTGGTCCGCTATGCCACGTCTTAAATGGGACAAAAGAAAAGAGCGCTTATATGAAACTGGCACGGACCGTGGTGTACTATATCTAAGGAATGCTGATGGAACATATTCCGCTGGTGTTGCGTGGAACGGATTAGCATCGGTGTCACTCAATCCATCTGGTGGGGAGGCCACAGCATTCTGGGCTGATAATGTAAAGTACCTGAACTTGTTATCCGCAGAAGAATTAAGTTTTACTATCGAGGCTTATTCTTATCCGCGTCAGTTCAGAGGATGTCTCGGCAGAAAAGAATTAGTGCCCGGTGTCCTGATAACACAGCAGAACAGAGAGACATTTGGTTTCTGTTTTAGAAGTCTAATCGGGAATGATGAAAAAGACACTGATTTTTCATACAAACTACACCTGATTTATGGTTGTAAAGCATCTCCATCAGAGAGAAGTTATAACACAACCAACGACACGCCAGAAGCCATCACGCTTTCCTGGGAAGTGAGTACGCTCCCGATTCAAGTCAATAACGGCAAAACAACTGCTGAGTTTGAGTTTGACGGAAGGCGTTTTAAGAAACTCGGTATAATGGATGTCCTTCATGCTATTGAAGACATTCTTTATGGGACTGATGACGCCGAGCCGAGGATGATTCTTCCTGAGGAACTTCCGGACATATATCTTCATTACAGATACATGATGGATTCTGACGGCGAAACGCTATATGACAATAACGGAGAGCCGCTTCAGTCTCAGGTATACGATTAAACCGAATGGGCCGTTTCAGCATTCAGCTGGCGGCCCTTCCACTTTTTATTATACAAACCGAAAGGGGAAATCAAAATGCTTAAGAAGACCATCACTTACACCGACTACAACGGCGAAACGAGAAAAGAAGATTTCTACTTCAACATGACCAGGGCTGAAGTTACCGAAATGGAACTTTCCATCGACGGTGGTCTGTCTGATATGATCAGACGGGTAACCGAGGCCAAGGACGTCCCTTCCATCATCAAGATCTTCAAGGAGCTTGTCCTGAAGGCTTATGGTGTCAAGAGCCCCGATGGGAAGCGCTTCATCAAGTCTAAGGAGCTCTCCGAGGAGTTCTCGCAGACAGAAGCCTATTCCGATCTGTTCATGGAGCTTGCACAGGATTCTTCTGCTGCTGCCGCATTCGTGAACGGGATCATGCCGCAGAACATTGAGGCGAAGTCTGCTGCTCTCGAAATCGTCGACTGATATAGACCATGATTCGCATCTCAACACCCTCGGATGAATACTACGATGATGCAACGCAAGAATTCAAATCCGTTGTTGGACAGACCGTCCTTCTGGAACATTCTCTGCGTGCTTTGGCTAAGTGGGAAGCGAGATGGAAAAAGCCCTTTCTTTCAAAAGAGAACAAGACGCGGGCTGAAACGATTGACTATGTACGCTGCATGTCTATAACTCCTGGGGTAGATCCCTCGATCTTCGAGACGCTGACCGATGCGACTCTGAACAAGATCAACGAGTATATCGCAGACCCCATGACAGCTACTACTTTTTCGAATCGAGGTCCTAAAAAACCGCCGTCAAGAGAAATAGTGACGGCAGAACTGATCTATTACTGGATGGTTGCGCTGGAGATTCCTTTCGAGTGTCAAGACTGGCATTTGAATCGACTCTTGACACTCATCCATGTATGCGAGATTAAGAATCAGCCGAGGGACAAGAAAAAGAAGACCTCGAGGGATGACATCAACCGTAGGACCGAGCTTAACAGAGCAAGAAAGCAGAGGCTCGGAACAACCGGATAAAAGAAAGGAGGGCGACGCATTGATCACATTCAGGCAGAAGGGCGACTTCAAGAAGCTTAACGGCTATCTTGAGCGTTTTAAGGAAGGCTTGAAAATAAGCGCTCTCGACCGATATGGCGAGGAGGGTGTTCAGGCACTGGCCAATGCGACGCCCAAGGATACTGGTCTGACAGCAGATTCCTGGAGATACAGGATTGTGCGGAGAAATGGATCCGTATCCATTACGTTTGAGAATACGAACATTCAAAATGGCGTGCCAATTGCGATCATTCTGCAGTATGGGCATGCAACAAGAAACGGCGGATATGTGCAGGGTATCGACTACATCAACCCTGCCGTCCGCCCTATATTCGAAAGACTTGCTGAAGAGGCCTGGGAGGAGGTGAAGCGCGTATGAGCAGGACGATCGACGAAAAAGTCGTAGAGATGCGGTTTGACAACTCAGACTTTGAACGGAACGTATCGCATAGTTTGTCCACGCTCGACAAGCTGAAGGGCGCTTTGGACTTTTCCGGTGCCAGTAAGGCATTTGACGGGATCACTTCGGCTGCGAATAAAGTTGACCTCGGAGGACTCACGGGAGCCTTCGACGGGGTACATAAGAAAGTTACAAATCTCGAGAAAGTAATTAATGGATTTTTTGAGAATGTAGGTCGTAGACTCAGTAATTTTGCCATCGATCAGGTGAAGGGATTAACGCTTGAGCCTGTGATGGAAGGCTTTGGCAAGTACGAGCAGAAATCCAAGGCCGTTCAGACAATTATGAATGCGACAGGGCAGAGTATAGAAGATGTGTCCAAGCAGCTTGAGAAGCTGAACTGGTACACGGACGAGACTTCTTACGACTTTGCCGAAATGGTCACGACGGTCGGTAAGTTCACATCTGCCGGTGTCGATCTGGAACAATCTGTTACAGCCATGCAGGGTATCGCGAACTGGGCGGCTG